TTAGCTCCTCATGTCCGGGTCGGTGATACCCCAGGTCTTGAGAACGGATTGGAACGTCGTCAACGCGGCTTCAGAGGCTCTGATCGCCAGCGCGAGTTTGTCTCGTTCTGCCAGAGGGTCGCGCACCACAGCCTCCGCTTCATCCAGGGCCTTGCCGGCTGAGAGATCCGCACTGCGGATGATCGCCACAACGTCAGCGCGGGAACAGGCAATCCACTCGGCCAGTTGCTCTTCCAGTCCCGAGCAGCGCGGCAGCGACTCATAAACCAATGCAACACGGACGACCTCCTTATAGTCGGACTTGATGCCGAATACCTTTTGAGCGGGGGTCCGCCCTTCGGCGGTTGCACATCCGGCGAGCAACAGGAGAGCCAGCAGGCCGGCGACCCAGGAAGATTCCAGTCGCATTCCGGCGTTCCCGTCCTTGTTCGGCACCAGATACACGGCGACGGCTCCCACGAGAACCGAAGCAATGGCGCTCCAGTGTTCAGCTTCGGCCTCCGACAATACGCCGCGCATCACGAGGAGTGTGATGGTTGGCGCGACCAGGGCCGCGAGCATCTTGTCCATCGAAGTCAACATAGCCGTCTCCTCGGTTATTCAGCTTGGCTTTTGCGATTCTGTCATGCGCGTGACCTTTGGCAGGGCCGCACTGCGGTCGGAACATTGAACTGCGCCGAAAGCCCTACTTGCTCAGGTGCCTCACACCTTCTGCGACGAAAGCGCCGAACGCGCCGGCGATGATGACGATGGACGCCAAGCCGCCGCGCCACTTGTCTTGTTGAGATTTCATCTCTGAGAGCAGTTTCTTCACTTCGGACATGTCGGTCTGTAGGTGTTTGACCTCTGTCCGCAATGCTGCGTAACGCGCATCTTCTTCTCTCATGACCAGTCCCATAGCTGTAAGTCACCCAAATACGGCAACATCTTATTACTGGGTCCCGTAAATGATCACCGTGACGGTCAGATTCGGATCTACGAGAGCAGCGTTGGTGGACTTCCTGGTCTCGAAGGTTATGGAATCGACTGCCTTCGTTAGAACCAGCGTGCCACCATCCATCGTATCGCCGCTCGACGCGGACGAAATCGCCACGGCCCAGTCCGTATCGGCGAAATGGGTGGTGAAGTTGACCGTCCAGTTTCCCGTGGAGTTCCGGTTCACCGAAGCGACATTGTAGGAATAGTCCTCGACCACTGTTACGCCATTCCAATGAAATCCGCAGATCACTTTAGGAACCGCAGGGTGGTGGTGCATGTCTCCGGGTGTGACGAAATTTCCCTTGGAGCTTGCAGCCTCCATGATCGTTTCCTGAGCCGGCGGAAACATGCGCAGGGTCCGCCACTGTGTGCCATCGCAATAGATCAGGGCGGCGCCACCTACCACGCCTTTGGGGTCGGCCGTCCCCAGGTCCGACCAGGTCAGCTTGATTGTGCTTTCGCTATCGATAATCTCGGCGCCATCGGGATTGACTGTCGTGTTGATTGCGCCCGAACGCTGCTGGGCCCAAAAGTAGAAGCCCGCACCGGCTGTGGCGACCGGTGGCAGGTCAATCGTTTTGTTGCTTGCGTTCATCACGATCAGCTTGCCGAGGTCGGCGGCCGTGACGGTGTAGTCGTCCGTCTTGTTTGCGAAGGTCAGTTTCGGCGCAAGACCGGACGAAGTGCGCTGCAGACTGACTCCGTCGGCTTTGGCTCTGAGCTTGCCCGCGTTGAATTCCAGTCCCGGGTCACCGGGGTCCAGATCGACGGACACTGTTGTACCTGCTTTATCGAGGCCGTTCCCGAAGGTCAGGGTCTCCGCCGAGAGCGTTGGATTGAGGTTGGCAAGTTGCCCGGCCGACCAGCCTAGAAAGGCTCCATCGGAAGGACTCGGCAAGGTTGCGGACCCCGCGTTGCCGGGCGACAGCTTAAAAACTCGATTCAGCTCTTCCGAGACCTGCTGGAGCATCATGACAAGGCGATCGAAGCCTTGCTCCAACGTCTCCGCGGGCAAAGGTCCGTTGGCTTGATAATCGTCGGGCTGCACAAAGGGCAATTGCCGTAGAATGACCAGGGTTTCGCTGCTTAGGGGCGCCACCAGCATCGTAACGGTGCCGCCGGAAGCGTTCCCGGCACCCGACACGGTGTAGTCCGTCTCCAGAATTTTCGTCGTCTCGACCCCAGTCGCAGCCACAAGCAGGACCGTCAAATGGGTCTCGGTCAGGAAGGGGTAGGGAAAGCTAAAGGCCTGGGTCGCACCGTCGCCGGCATAACTGACGCGCGCCTCCGCGGAAGCCAGGGTCATTCGGATCTCCTAATGGTAAGCACACAAAACCCCGCAACTGCGGGGCTTCAAGAACGCTGGCGCGACGGTAGCGCGCGAAGACGGCAGATCAGAGTTCAATCGGTATCCGCGCGGAAGGGAGTTGCGGAACGCTACGCAACAATGTCTGTCCCGCCGTAAGGAAATTCTGAGCCCCTTTGGCCTGAGCCCGGCTTCGTGCGGCGCGCGCACTTTGCCGTGCGCTCGACGCTGAAAAGCGGCCGTGCCGCCGCACGGAATTCACTTCGCGCGACAGCTCCGCCGCATCGTCTGCCAACACCTCGAGAGGCGAACCCGTAAGAGCAACGCCAGTCCGGCCCACATTGGCACGCCTTTGGCCCAGGCGCCGCAGCGCCGCACGCCGTGCCTCGGATTCATCTCTGGCGGCTTCTCGCGCTGTAAAACGCGCCTCGCGCTCCGCTGCATCCGCCGCAGCAGAGTTCGACTGTTGCTGCGCCAAGGCACCCGCCGCGCTGGCGGCCAAGCTCAAAATCGTCACGGGATCGGACATAGGGCACTCTCCAGTATGGTTCACCGATAAGCCTGCTTTAGATAGGCGTCGTGCAGTTCCCGCTCGCGTTCTTCCAGCGTCGCGCCTTGCGCCGCGACCTCCGGGCCACCGCCAGGAAGGCCCGCGCGCTGTAGGGCAGCCGCCACACGGGCCAGCAGCCCGACGCCACTGATGACACCTCCCCTTCCAAGCCACGCGGCACGGCGCGGCGCGCGCTCGTGCAACTCAAGACCGAGCCGATCCAACTCCCTGAAAGCCGCCGCCGCGGCGGCGAGGTGTCGCTCAAGATCGGCGGCCAGAGTCTCCCGATGCTTCGCGAGGTCGCGGCAATGGCGCCAGCCCGCCGCACGCAGCTCCTGAGTCTGTGTCTCCTCCGCTTCGCAGAGTTTCTGCTGCGCACCTTCCAGGGCAGCAGCAGCCGTCTGACATTCCGTGTCTAGGTCCCGCAGCGCCGCCTGCTTCTTTCGCAGTTCACGTTTTATATCTTCCCTGCCCATGGCCACATCGGCCGCCAGTTTCTTGACTTCGGACTCCGTGGCCGACTTCGCGCGATGGGCGTCCCGCAGCCGCTCTGCCTGCGCTGCCGCAACCTCGCGCCAACGCGGGACGCTCCCCTGGTCCGATCTGTGCCGCTCGGTCATCGGTATTTCTTCCTCGCTGTTCAATTCCATACAGTTCTCACACGCGCGTATAGCGCCGCATCGCGCCCGTCAGGTCCGAAATTTCGCATGCGCGGCGCTTCCAGCTGGAAGCCCAACAGGCTGGCCCAGCGGTGCCCCGCTTCGAACTCGCAATCGACAGCCGTTTCAATCCGTCGCGCGGTCTGGTCATCGAGAAACCTCGTGACCGCGCGATGCACTTCCAAAAACCGCTTCGGACCGCAGGGGGACAGCAAAGCCCAGGCTTGCAGCCGCCCAGACCAGACTTCCATGGTGCCCGCGCAGGCAATAACCTCTTCGCCATAGAGGGCGGAGAACGCCGGCCCTGCGGCCTCAAGGCTGCTGGCGACCCCACTGTTTAGGAACGATGCAATCCCTGCTTGCGCTTCTTGTAGGCACAGGGCGTCCAGGTGCGACGCTCGGAACGGCAGGACACGTAGCTGCGATCCGATTTTTGTCACAGGCCCAGTCTCCCCACACCGTTGACTTGCCCTAGGAGCCGACACAGTCTGCTGTCGGTTGATTTCTCGATTCGTTAGGGTTGGCGGCGTGCGTTATTGCGCCCGCTCGGAAAGGGTTAGGTCCGTGAAACTCATTGCTACGCTTCTTTGTGCCCTGTTCCTGCTGCAGGGCTGCGCCGTTGTCGGGGTTGCCATGGTTGGCGCGGCCGGCGAGAACGTCGCGCTCGCTGATCAAAGCTACACCAACAAAGGTCTGGACCGCATTTGCGACAAGTGGGTCGAAGGCCAGCGCGACCCGGACGGCAACTGCGAATAGCTGGAAAGCCAGCCGAACCGAGACTATGGGTTTTTCCCGTTTAGACGGGAAGTGGTTTTGTTGCCGGCCTAGCCTGTCCTAATGGGCCGGTTCGCCATGAACCCGTCCACGACATTCAGCCCTGCCGCTTCCGCTGCGCTCTTGGCCAGATCCGTTCGGATATCGGAAGCTCTGGGCTCCAGACCTTTCAGCCGCGCCGCCGCCGCTGCCAGGGCTTTCACCGGATAGAGGTCCCCGCTGGACAAGACCTGCCACCGCGAGGGCCCACCAGGTATCTGGGCAAACGCGGTCAGTTCCTCAGCCGATTTGCCTTCGGCCCAGGCCAAAGCCTTGTCGAAGTCGTCTCTCTGGAGGTCGCCTAAGGTCATGCCGTGTCTCCGCTTCAGATCTAGCAACCCCGGAATACCCGCTACCGCACGGCTGTCAAGAAGACGCATTGCCGCGCAGCGGTCCCAGCCGGTACCGTTTGGCCTTCACCGATCCGCCGTCACCACTTGCGGGAGAACGGCCAGGAGAGTCAGCGGCAGGGGATCACTCTGCTTGACGACGATCCGTCCCTCGCGCTCATAGCCGCCGGGCCAGGCCAGCGGTCCCTTGTCGCCGGTGAAGAGCGGTGGCGGGCTGTCCAACGGATCGGCCGCATCCCGAAACACCAGCTCTTCCAAGCGTTCGGTGCTGGGGCCGTAGGCGCCGCCCAGACTGTTGTGCAGGCGCAAGGTGACGCTCGTGATCCGCTTGTTCTTGCCTTGTGCCGTGCCGTCGGCCGCCCCGGCTTCCAGACGCTGCGTCTGAAGCAGAGAGTCGTAACCCAGCCCCACCTGAACCGAACTGGCCATACGGACCAATGCTACCTTGCCCTGTTCGACTCGCCCTTTTGGATGCACGGCGCCATCTGCCAGGATTGCAACCTCTTCGCCCTCCAAATGGCCAAGTCCGGACAGGGCCGATACGGGTGGGCCTTGGTAACTCAAGCCGGAATCCACGAAAAAGGAATTGCTTGGCGCGTCTCCATCGTCGAAATCCCGCTCCAGAAACTCGACGTAGCGCTTCACCGTCCCGTCGATCGTGCGCCGCGCGACGACCCAGAGGTCGTCCCGCGCGCCGTCGGGCCCGGGAATGACCGCGACCGACTCCACGACGCCCGCCCCACCGAGGCGATGACGGTGCCAGCCGACGACATCCTCGCTGCGCTCATACGACAGACCCAACAAGGTCCCGTCGCCACGGACGGCCCAGATCAGCGCATGAGGCTCCCGGCTGTGTGCAAGCTCGAGGAGTCCGCCATCGGTGATGCCCTCCGCCAGCACGGTCAGGTCGGGAGAGCGGAAACCATCCGCTTCGAATAGATAAGCCAGTTCACGCAGCTTGCGTCCGGCTCGCTGGACGAAGAGCACTGCATTGCCGGCGCGCACGGGGGCGACAGCAGCCGATCCGAAAGTCGTCGAACGCTTGGCGTTGACGTTGCTGGGGGACAGCGCCTCGCCCAACGATGATGGCCGAATGACCCATTCGCCGCCGACGGTTCCGGCCAACAGGCCCTTTTCGTCGTCCATCAGCCAGCGGATGGCGTTCACGTTGTTGGCGTTGAGTGTGAAGGAAAAGGCGTGGTCGTCCACCACCGTTCCGTCGGCTTCGCTGGGCGTGAAGTTGACGTAGTCGCCGCTGCGCGAGCCATCCACCCGTTGCGGGTGGTCGCGGGTTCCCGCCGCGCACCAGCGGTCCTCGAAAAACGTCACGCTTGCGGGGTAGCCCGTCGTCTCCGACCAGAGGCCCAGCCGCCATTCCGCACTTGCCGCCGTGCTCGCGAGATCGGGCCCTTTCACCTCCGCCGTCACCGAAGTGGCGTTCGTAAAGCCAGTGACCTCGAGCCACGTCCAGTTTCCCGCGGAATCCTGAAACCTCACCAGGCGCCCGATATCGCTTGCAGCGAAACTATCCTTGTCCGCGGTCAGGGCGATACTACCGGTCACCCCCGATGGCGTGACCTTGTTGCTGGCATCGCTGTTGACCGGCAGGTAAGGGCCGTCGGAAAACACAATGGTCTCGAGCGCCCACGTCGTGTGGCTCGTACGGCTCAAGGTCCGTGGCGCATAATCGGGATGCACGATGTAAAGCACGTCTGCCGACTGGGCGAAGTACAGACTGAAGAGATCCTGCTCCGAATAGGGCGTCGCGATCTCGATTGGCGTGCCCTCCTCCTCGATCCGCGCGTGATTGCGGCAGAAACGGCAGTAGCGATCACCGAACTCGATGATGTAGGCCTGCTCGACCGAGAACTCGAAGGGGACGAGCCGCGTCTTGCGCTGCGACTCCTTGACCTCCGCGACAAAGCGAAAGCCGCTGCGCCGCCGCACGCCGCCTTGCACCAGAGGGATGAAATTCTCCAACCGGCTGCAGGAGTTGTGGTACTTCGCCAGATCGACCCGTCCGTCCATCAGCGGCGACCATTCCCCCGCGTTGAAGGAGGTCTGTATGGGAGATGCCTTTGGCATGTCTTTGTCTCTATAGTTGTTTAAACGGCGTCAGCGGAGAAAACTAGATTCTCGCCTCCAGCCAGGAATCTTCCGGCAACACGGCCGCCACACCTTCTTGCGCATCGGCCAGCGCCGCCCGCCGTTTCGCTTCGCTGTAGTCCTTCAGCGCCGCATCGCGGCGGCTGTTCGATTGCGTGAGGCTCTCCGCTAGTTGCCAAGCGAGAAAGGACGCCAGAGCTTCCGCGAACAAGGCGTCGAAATCGTTTGGATCTTCAACCCGGCGGTTGTACTGAATGTGGATCGGCGGGCCGAGATCCGTTAAAACGCGCCGCCCCTCACTCACCCAATCCCCGCCTTCCTGCCCTTCGACCGCGTTGATCCGTACACAGTTCGTGGGCCAGGCATACTGCCGCGCATAGCCCCATGCCGGCGCCTCGCTCAGGGCAGCGAGCGAAGCTCTTGCACCAGCACAGTTCCAGGGATGGTCCCGCAGCACCGCGTCCCGCGCACCGGCGTAGCGCTGCCGGCAAAGCTGCGCCGCCTTACGCTCTTCCGACAAGGACAGAATCGCCGGTTCGCCGAGCTTCAAAAGCGCGGCGTTACAGATCTCAACGACTGATGTCATTTGATTTCTTTCCTACGAGAGCGGCACCGGCCAACTACCCCACTTGTTCTCCCATGGCCCCCCACAGAATACGATTCTGTCGGGGGCCAGAGAAAAGCATCTGGGGCAGCGGGCCAGAGAGAGCTTTCGCGCGAGCGAAAGCCAACAAGTTAATCCACTACGTACCAGACGCGGACCATGAACTGACCCGCTGCCACCGCGTCGGCCGCCAGGGTCAGCAGGACGTCGATCTCGCCGCCTGGGTTCGCGCTCGCCCCGGCAACTTGCCAGAGGCGCCGGTCACCGCTTTCCGAGACATGCCCGGCAAAGAAGTGATCGCCCGTGTCGTCGATATCCAACAGCGTTGCAAAGGCATCCCCGTCGGAGATGCCGCTGTCCGTCGCATGCGCCGCGCCAGCACTGACGTTGGGCAAGTCGATTCCGCCGATACCCTGCACGCTGCCCTGGACCACGCGGGCGTTGGACGGCAGCCGCACGGCCCGATAGGTCGATCCGCTCGTCGTCGTGGTTCCCGTCGTAGTCACGATGCCTTCGGCATAGCGCACGCGTCCGCCCCGCCGGGTCACGGCGAGGCGATTTCCGGGGTCGGCTTCCATCGCCTGAATCGCATCGGACTTGATGTTGCTTTCAACAGCCATGACAGCTCTCCTCCTTTACGATTCGCTGCAGATGATTTCGACGACCTTCTTTTCCTCCAGGCGCGTGGCCCCGAAGGTGCCCTTGGCATAGACCTGGGTGGCGAAGGCCTTGTCCCCGCGTTCGGTGATCTTGCCCGTGACGTCGTTCCAGATGCCGAGATGCATGCCGGATTTCGCCCAGGCCGGACAGCGCCGTTGCGCGCTGCCGTTGACGCCGAGCCGTTCGGAGTCGATGAAGTTGAAACCCATGAACTGGGTGATCCGCCCGTCGACCAGCACCGGCCGCGTGTTGAAATCCAGGCTCGTGGCCTGGGTTTCGTTCAGCAGGTCGTCGTGCTGCTCGGCCGAGATCGCCACATAAAGCGGATCGTTTTCCACATCCACTTCCGCTGCGAGCAGCAGCTTCTTCGCGGCGCGCAGCTTGGCGATGTTCATGCCGGTGGCGGAGCCTGCGCCGACATCCGCAGCGATCGCCTGCCCGGCGGGGAAGCTGGTGCTTGTCGCCCCATCTTCACCCGTTCGCGCATCGGCGAAGAAGGCCGCTACGATCTCGTCGTCCATGGCCCGGTTGAGCGCCGCCGCGCCGTTCTCCGCGTAAGGCGAGGTCGGATCGATCAGCATCTCCAGCTTGTCCTGGTCGTCGATCAGGTCCGCCCATTCGTAGTGGTGCGGATAGACCCAGCGGGCATCGTGCGGTGTTTCTATCAGCGGCGTATCGCCATGCCGCGTCGTACGCTTCACCGCGCTCACCGCACCGAACTGTTCGACGGCCTTGGCCGCCTTGCCCTTGTAGCTGTCCTCCATTACCGCCTTGCGAAAGCGGCTCTTCTTCTGCTGCAGCAGAAGCTGCACGTTGGTCGCATAGTGCTGCGACCGCGCGACGACAATGTCGTTCGACATGGATAGTCCTCCAACAATAAAAGAGTTTCGAGCTGTCGGAGGGGCTGCCCGGCCACAAAAAAAGCGGCTTTACGCGGCTTGTTCGGAAACGGACCCATCCTGGCCCCTGACGCGGACCACTTCGGCGATCTTTCCCGCCGTCACCCGGACCCTAGCGAGCTATCCGGAATGTGATTTCTTTCTGAGCTTATCCCAGCCCCTCATGCAGGCGCTTCATCTCCGCGACGGCGGCGGCATGGCCGGGATGGCCGCGGTCCAGGTAGGCCGCGAATTTCTCCCGGTCCAGCTTGAAGGCATCGATTCCGGCGCGCGCCGCCTCCGGCGTCAGGGCGAAGTCGCCACTGCCCGCGCCGGCCAGATCGTCCTCGCCTAAGACAGCACCAATGCGGGCGAACATGCGCAGCACGGCGGCCCGCCCCACCGCGCCCTCCAGCGCATCCAGAACCGGTTCCTTGGCAAAGCGCCGCGCCGCCCGCTGCGCCTGATCCAACCGCGCGTCGTAAGCAACGCCCCAACTCTTGCGCAGGGCCGCTTCTTCCGCCTCGAAGGCCTCACTCTGCTCGGCGTCCCGCGCGGCCAGCGCCTCCCCGACAAAGGATTGATAGCTCTCTGCCAGGCGCGCCGCCTGACGCTGCGACAGACCGGCTTCGTGAAACGCGCTCCGCATCGCCATACCGAAGGCTGTGTCCTCCAGCGTTTCCCCCTGCGCCGGCAGCTCGTAGCTTTCCGGATCTTGCGGCCTCCCCAACCGGTCGTAGACCGCGTCCCAGGCCGGGTCATCCTCGCCCTTCGGCAGGGCCAACTTGTCCGCGCCGATCATCTTCTGGGCGTGCACCAGCATCCGCATCGCATCGGGCAAGCTGCGTAGGTTCCGGACCGTCGCGTCCTCCCGCAAGTCCTCTGGCAGCTCCTGCTTCCAATCCGCCGGCCCTAGGACCGGAGCGCCGCCATCGTTCACGGCGGCACCATCTTGCTCGGACTCCGTGCTCTCTTCAATCATGCCGTTCCATATCCTCGCTCAATCGGTATATGTCGTCGTCGCTCAGCTTCAGGTATCCCTGGATACGCAGCCAGACCTCGCGGCGTCCTTCGCGCAGTGCCGTGGCTTGGGGATCGCCGGGCTGGAAACTGAGCCGTGTCGCCCCGCAGAAGCGGCGCAGGTCCGCCAGGACCGTCCGCCCCGCCGGTCCCTTGAAAACCGTCTTGTAGGCTCTGGCGCGCCGCCCCAGCAGCGCTTGCCAGCGCTCAGACACCTGGTTGCCCCAACGTAATCTTATCCGGCACGCCGCGGCGCGCGGCGATCTCGGCATCCGCCCGCCGCAAGCGTTCCAGTCCGTGCACTTCCAAGGTCAGACGCGCCAAGGCATCCAGGTCGACATTGTCCATCACCGCCGGGTCGAAGCGCGCCAGCGGCAGGATCATCTCGACCGCGCGCAGAGCGTTGGCGCCCTCCTCCGCGCGTTGCGCCTGGCTCAACGGTCCGCTGTAGGTCACAGCGTAGGCACCGCCAGCTTCCGCGAGAGCTTCCGGCATTTGCGGCAGCCACCCTCCCCGCGCCAGCACAGACAGTTCACGCGCAATCATCGGTCCCAAAGCTTCCGACTGTTGCCGCCCCATCACCGGCGACAGCAGCGCCCCTCGCCCCCGCGCCAGCTCCAGCACCTGGGTGGCGGACATGTTTGGGTGCTCGATCAGGCTACGGAACAGATCGCCCAGAAAGGCGCCGTCGATGGCCCGCCGGCGTTGTTCCATCATCTCCAGCGAGAGGTTCAACCGACCGCCGCTGTTGAAAGGTTGGTAAAGCGCGCGCCCCTGCCCGTCGACGGCACCGTAGTTGATGGCGTTGGGCCGCATGTCCGGTCGCGCGCCCAAGACCCCATCGTCGTGTACCAGGATCGGCGGGTCTACGGCCTTGTGCGCGGCGCGCAGGCTGGTGCGGCTCATCTCGTTGAGCATCTTGATGTCTGGCAGGGCCGTCATCGCCGGCGCTCGTCCGTAGACCTCGTTCGGCGCCGTGACATAGCGGCTGATCGCATAGGGGAATTCCTCGAAGCCGCTCTCCAGGATCACCGCCCGGCCTTCCAGCGCAACGTGGAGCGAAGCGAACGCCATCGCTTGCGCACCGGCCCTTTCCGGCATCCACTCCGCGCGGGGAAAAACCGCATGCAGGAACTCGAAGGAGCGTTCCGGTTCGACCTCCAGAGCCCGCAGGATGCCTTGCGGCAGGTTTGCCGTTCCCCAACGCTGCGCGGCCTGCCGCGCGGTGAAGCGGTACTTGCGGAAGTTGGTGTCGATCGCGCCGTCCGCGTTTTCCGCGACGTAGCATTCCGCCAAATGCACGGATTTGTAGCGCAGGCCCCGGCCCGGTTGATCTCCCACGAAAAGGATTCCCGTACCGAACGCACCGAGACTCATGTAGCTCTCGGCCTGTTGAGAGGCGAAATTCGCTTGGTCGCCGTACCGCATGGCAAAGAGGACACGCGTCGCCTCCTCGAACCATGCCCGCACCTCCTCCCGGTCGTTCAAGGCTTTATCCGTCGCCCGCAAGCCATGCCAGCGCTGCGCGCGTGGAGTCAGCATATGCTCGATGGCTGCGGCGAAACGTTCCAAAGCCTGCGCCGCCGTCGAGTCGAAGATTTTCTCTGTGCGCTTTTCTCCGGCAGGACGGCTGCCCAGAAAGGCCGCCTGCCGCGGCAGAACGCGTTCGGCGATTTCCTGCCAATGGGCCTCCCATGTCGAGCGCCCGGAAGCGAGCTGGTCAAAACGGCGGAGCACCTCGTCAGCACGGCTATCTGTCATATCGTTTGCTTTCCGTTACTGGTTTCTCGCAGCGTAGTCGGTAGCCGCAGCCATAGCGGGTCTCGATGGAGAGACCGCTGCCCTTTAGTCGCTTTCGGAGCTTACAGATCGCGACTTTCAACGCGGAATCAGCGTAGTCCGGCTCATCGTCTTGATAGAGGTGGATGATGATCCGGTCGATCGAGACAAATCGCGGTGCCCAACGGTGCAGCAGGGCAACGATTTCGAACTCTGTCGGCGGCAGCACGAAGCTCGCACCGCCATGCAGTACAAGCCGCGCTCCAGGGTCGAGCCGAACCGCCTTTTCGGACGGCAAGGGCCGGCCGCAGGAGGGACAATCCTGCCGCGCCGGAGCCTCCACAGGAGTCACGATCATGCCCCGGTACGCGGGCCGGCGATACCGTCGTGAGCTTCCTTGGTTGTCACGATATCCAGCAAGCCCTTGTCCTTTTGCTCCACTGCATAGTCGACAAAGCCCTGCCAGATCGCTGTATCAACGTGTCCTGCGCCCCCACCGGGCTGAATCCTATGGCTGTAGTATTCGTAGAACTCGCCGTGCCTGATGACGTCATCGAGGAACGCCTTATGCCCCGCCAGATCGCTTTGAGACGATCCATAGCCCGGCCACCTCAAGGCTTGATTTGCGCCACCCAGAGCCGCACAGCGGAAGGTCGAATCCACGAGGCGCGCCGTTCTGAATCCCTTCTTGCGCAAGGCCTTCGCCGTCGCTTCGTTGTGCTTGCCCAAAGGATAGGCGTAGTGTTCCCAGGAAAATCCGCGAGTCCTGTTCCAATCCTTCGCGGCGGCGATCTCGTTATCGAGCTCCTGCGCGCTCAGGGTCGTGAGGTCCGGTCCGCCATGGCTTCCGATGATCCATCCGGCTTGCTGGAGCTCCTCGAGTTGCGGTTCGGTCAAACGCCCGGCGGTGCCTATTCGGTCTCGGATCTGATAGGTCGTTGCCTTGATCCCGCGCGCCGCGAGATAGGGAAAGGCGACCGTGTAGTCCGTGTCGTTGCTGTCATCGAAGGAGAAAATGAGCTTGGGGCGCTGCCGCACGCCTGCCCACACACCGGCGAAGTCGACCTGGACGTTGTCCTCGCCGGCAAGGGAATCGAATCCTATGTAGATATTGCTCACCTTGGCGGACAAATCAGGAGGATTTGTCGCGGGATTCACGGCGTTCATCTGGGCGATCCGATAGGTGACGAACTGCCAGCGGGCGCCGAGCTGATCCAGGAAATCGGATGCATTCCAATTAAGTTGATAATAGCCGCTGCCGAAGTGCGGTGAGAGCCAGGGGAAAAACCTGAAGGCATTGACTTTGCTGGCGCCACCCGGAACACGGATCCAGAATCCGAAGTGACCGTTGAACAGCGGAAAGGAAACGTCCTTCTTGATACGAAACTGCGTCCCGCCGGCATCCGCCGTCAAGCGGATGAAGTTTGGCAATTCCGGAGTTGGTCCGCCGCCCTGCACCAGTTCAAAAGAGCCGCTACCATTGCCGCCAGTGTTGCTCCAACCACTCAAGGATTGCAGGTCGTCGACCAGAAGGGCGTTCTGCTGATAACCCAAAGGCGGCGCGGCCCGTGCCATCAGATGGGCCTCCAGAAGACCAGAATATCGTCTCCCGCATTTGAAAGCGTAATACGGAGGTCCATTTCGAAGCGCATCTTCATGAAATCCACTAACCCCGTGGAGGTAGTGGGGATAACAAAACGATTCGCTACGCCATCGGTCACTGTCACAGTTCCCGTCAAAGAACCCTGAATAAGAATTCCGTGCAGATGTGATGGTACGGCCGAGACGGTCTGCTCCGTCGTGGTTCCGTCCTCAAGATATGTGCCGTTTGCTTCCTCACGCACGACGCCATAGCCATTGCTGAGGCTGTCCACATTTCGCTCTCCCGCCCCGAGACCCTGTTCGTGCGTATGCAGTGCACGGGCCGAAGCTTCGACGCGTTCCCAAGTTTGCGTACTTTCGTTCCAGGCTCTCGTCATTGGGTTTTCTCCACGGCATTCGGTCATAAGAAAACCCCGCACCGGCACTCTGCCGGGCGGGGCCCGAAGGAAAAATCTCGATCCTGAAGACTATCGTAAGTTTTGCGCTTTCAGACGGGAAGACGGATTCCGCAAAAACTTTTCATGTCTCAACGACTGTCAACTCGGCAACTGAAGCAGTTGTTCACCGACGATCTTACATGAACGTAAACGACCCGCTTGTGACCGAGGATCTTGGCCGCCGCCTCCGCGATCTCCCTCGACTTCACGATTTCCCCTGTTCCGTAAACGATTCGGTCGTCACGGCAATAGCCCTTCAACAGATAGCTCTCGCGCTTCAGGAACATCGCCGGGACCTCGGCCGTTTCCGGATAGCGCGTACAGGGATCGGCATGGAGGAAAATGGGACCAATCTCCGCATAGGGCTGCGCCTTGGGGAATGGTCGATGCGCCAGGATGAGATATCGTTCTCCTTCAGCCACATCCTGCTGACAGTGGCGGCAGGGGACGGATCCTCCATCTGAGATGTGAACTTCGGGCGCCTGCCCGTTCGCGTCTTGCCCGCCGGCCCAATAGGCCTCAGCTTGCTCGGTTGGCAGGGAATTGAATCGGATGTCGGTCATAGCTTGGCCCGTTGCTGTGGATTTGCATCGTTCTTACAGGCAGCCACGGCCACGCTCTATCCGAAGTTTGCGCTAGAGCACTTCCGCGCACCAGCTCAAACCGCCTGTCCTTACTCTCCCAACAGCCGCTTTGCGCCGCCTGGTCTTCCCGCTGGGCCCGTGACGCCGCGTCCGCCTGTCAGAATAGTCGAAGATCGGCCGCTGGCGCTCCTGCGCCGGCGCCTCTCGGCGGCCGCCGCCACCTCTTCGTCGCCTCTGTCGGGCGGCGTCTCGACCGCCTTGGGTTTAGGTTTCGGCGTCTCGAACGCAAGGAAGCCCATGTCTCACTCTCCTGCACTATCATCTGCCAAAAGGATCGTAATTGGTGATCGCGGTACGCGGACTGCGCGCAACCCGACCAATGGGCCGAACCGGTGCCGCGAAGGTTAAGGCGAGAGCATCTCCGCTGTCTGGTGAAGTGAGGCCGCGCAATTTCATGTGCTCCTTGCGCTCCAGCTGAATTCGGTTCAAAGCGTCGAACCCGTATTCCGGACCGATCAGGTCCTCCATCAGCTCACGGTCGTCCGGCAAACGGCCGCCTGATTGCAGCCAAGTCCGCAGCTTGCCCCACATTTCCGACCTCAGATTGGCATAGGCGGCACTGTCCATCGCGCGCGCGCCGCCATTCACGTCGATCACGCGAAACCCCAACTGCCGCAGACGATCGACGACGCCGCCGCCGACTCCGGCGCCGTCAACAAAGACGGCATCGACCGCCACAGACTCTATCAACTCCGCGACACGGCTTGCTGTCTGCATCGTGTCCAGGTCTCGAAACCGCCGGGGTTTCTTGGCACACAGCCCCTGCCGCAGAATCATTACGGTCTGATCATCACCAAATCGAGCGACATCAACTCCCAGGATGCATGGCCCTTCCGCTGACGGGCCGCTCGTTTCTGAAGCAGAACGCACTGCGGGGACGGCTGCCTCCACCAGTTCCGTCGCGATGAGCTGCTGCGTCCCGGCCCTTGGGAACTCACCGCGGGCGCGCACCCGCACGAAGTCGCTGTCCACGCCATAATCCTCGACCCATTGGTCGATCAGCGCGCGGTTTGCCATGCGTGCGGTGCGGCTATCGATCTGGCGTGTCATCCAACGATGCCGGAACTTGCCGAAGCATTCGCGGAAACGTCCGTTGTTTCGCGTTGGATTGCCGAAAGCGCACCACATTGCGCCCGGCGTTGTCAGCGCCCCTTCGGAAACGTCCCAGATCGCATCGTCGATGGCACTGGCCTCGTCATAGACCATAAGCACATGTTCGCCATGCAGGCCCGCGAAGGCCTCCGGTCGGTCGCGGCGCCAAGGTACGGCGGCGACGAACCAGGTCTCCGGATGATCCTTCTGGAAAAATCGTGTTGTCGTGCGATGAAACCAGTGGCCGTTGATCGCGCGCCGATGCCAGACCGCAAGCTCCCGCCACGTTTTGGTCTCAAGCTGCGTGCGCGTATTCGCCGTAACAACGCCCGCCAGATGCGGTCGCGTCGACATGGCCCACAGAACAATCCAGGCGACCAGAGCCGACTTGCCTACGCCATGCCCCGAGGCGACCGCAACGCGGAGCGCTTCCGAAGGGTCCAGAACCCTGCTTTCGATAGCCTCGAGCAATTCCGCCTGCCAGGCGTCGGGACCGGGGTGATCCAAGAGTTCCCCTTCTCCCCAGGCAAACGCCAGCTCGACGTATTCATGGGGCTTCGCATAGGTTTCCCCAACCGCTTCGGCCAAGTGGGCTTCCGCCTCGGGATCACCGCTCATCCGGACCTGACATCATCCGCCGGTTTGCCGCGGGTCTTTGCGCTGGCCGCCGCACGTGCGCGTCCTTTCACCAGGCGTTCGACGAGATCTGTCTTTTTGTTCGCCTTTGCACCACCCCGGTCTGTGAAAAGCCCGAGATGGCGCCCCAGGAGCTCCAGCGCCGCTTTCTTGTCGAACAGCTTCACCTTGACCGTTCCGCCGCTGCGGCTGCGGCTATCCGTCACTTCCGCCACGGCCCGCGCGCTATCTTCACTCAGCCCCTCGCTATTTTTGGCCGACAGCCCATCCGGCCCCCAGGCCGCCACCCGTCGTAGGTCCGAGAACGCGAGGTGCGCTAACTCCTCGATGACCCGGTCAGCGTTTACGCGCGTGCGTTCGCTGCGCGCCTGCATGGCTTTTTCAATGGCCGCTTTGACGTGGGGATTGCCGGCCAGCTTCGGTCCGATCGACCTGGCGGACCTCTCGCTATAGCCCGCCCGGATCGCCGCTTGGGTGGCGTTAAGATCCAACAGGTATTCCTCCACGAAACGCCGCTGACGCGGTGTCAT